TGTTTGTCCTAAGGGACAGATACTAAAATTTAATGTGTCCATATTTTTCTCTTATTCTTTCTGGAATCTTTTTAATGTAAGGATTATATACTTTTCTAACAGGTCCATCAAATAGTTTATGCATATTACTACCAACAATTTTATCATCATAAGATAAACCATTTACATTTACTTGGTCCAAGTTATTAAATCTATGATTAAAATAAGGCTCATCTAAAAATTTATATATTTTTCTAAACTCTTGTTCAGGATTAGTGACCACATCATTATACTTTACATAGTGACACATATCTTTATAGTTATATGAATTTTTAATTGCTTCTAGTTCTTTAGCAACAGCACCATTTTTATTCATAATCATTCGAAGTTTTTCATCATCAGTTTTTAAACCATATTTATTAGGAAATGCATCAGGATTTTCTGTGTACCATTGCATATAACTTGCTAGTACATCCATTAAATCTCTAAGTAATACAATACATTTAAAAGGTCTTTTAAAATGTTTTTTAATTAATCTAAAATTACCTTTAGTCATTACAGGTCCCCGGTCAATGATTATACGTTGTGGCCAGTCTTTATAAAAAATATCGTAGACTGAATCTAATACATTGTCCAAAGATCTATGGTCCGGATAATTTTGAAACACATCGGTTTGTTTAAGTAAAAACAAATCTTTTATTATCTCTAATGTAATAGAGTTAGGAGTAGCTGCTATCTCAGGGTTTTGGTTCATAATACTTGCAAATAAAGTATTACCCGATCTAGGTTGTGCTACTAAAAAAAATAGTTTCTTATTCTGATTTGGCTCCAAGGTCATTAGTCAATTGTTCTTTCTTGTTATAGATCATTTCTCCTGATTTTTTAACTCTTTCTATAGTTTGTAATTGTCCTAATACATTAAACACTTCCGGCTGTGATGAACCTGATGTCAATGTCTCTGCTTTATTTTTCATTATTAAATAATACGAATCTAGTTGATGAGTGTTAACATCTTTGTCATCAAACGAACCATCATTAAATTCTTTTTTAAGAACTGACCATAGTTTAATTTCTCTCATTCTATCACGAGCTACTAGCTGCATGTTAGCTACTGAATAAGTTTTTTCATCTATATCAATTTCAAGTAATTCTCTTTTTAAAGGGTCTTTTTCAGTCTCTAATTTTTGTTTTAATTTTTTTAATTTAACTTCATTACGTCTAGCATCAAATGAAAGAGACATTAAGTTTTCTAAAAATACATTTTGTTCTCTAACACATTGCCAATACTTAGAAGCTTTAGTAGGATATTTTGCATCTTGAAGAACAGACATTCTCATTTCTGTTTCAGTTCTAAACACTTGTTTCTTAGTCCAAGTATCTCTAAGCTCATTAGTTAATTGTGAAAATTCTTTTACGTCGTTTGGATCTAATAAATTATTAAGACTCGGTGCTTCTTTTACAATTAGATCGTGTATATTTCTTTTTTCTACTGTCATTTTATTCCTTTCATTGAATAGATTTAATATAACTATTAAAAGTTATAAGTCAAGTTATGATGTTGTGACAGTTTGAGTTGATACCACGGGTCCAGTAAATTCTTCTGTTTTAGCCGTAACGTCAGGTGAACCTGAAGAATTACCACCAAATGCTAAACCTGCGGAACCTGTTCCAGCTCCACCACCTGCTCCTTTTGGTGATGCTAAAGAGGCTGTACTTGACCAAGATGTTCCATTAAATGCTTCACATTCAACTGAATAAGGGGCACCTGCTCCACCTGCAGCTACACAATTTGTAGAAACTGTTCCCATGTTTGATCTATTAGACTTTTGTAAACTTGAAGTTCCAACACTTGTCCATGATGAACCATCCCAAACTTGAGTCCGACCTTGTACTCCTGTTAATTCTGTTGGACTCATATATACAGCATCTGATTGACCAGCTCCCATAGGACCATTATTAGCATTACCCCCTTGGTTAGCAGCACTTTGATCACTCCAAGCACTACCATTCCAATAAAAAGTTGAAGTTATTGGTGCTCCTCCAGCAAAAAATACTGCGGCAGCATCTGTTCCAGCTGCACCAATACCACTTACTGAAGTAGGATAAGCTGTTTCATTACTCCAAGCACTACCATTAAAAGATTCTGCTGCTGTTGATGGATCATTACCCGCCATAATATATGAAGTTTGAGTACCTGCTCCTCTGTGACCAAATCTGTTTGTGTTCATGGCACCACTACCTGTCCATGCTGTACCATTATATAATTCTGTTGCTCCTCCAGGTGAACCTCCACCTGCATATAGAGCTGAGTTTTGTAATCCACCAGAACAACCATTAGTTCTAGCTGAACCTAAATTTCCACCGGCTGACCATGATGCAAGACCTATAATACCAGCAGCACGCAAACTACCTGTAGTAGAATTATACCATACCTGTCCGGATTCTGATGTGGCAGGATCTGATGATAAATATTTAACTTTCAGTCCTCTGATTGTATTATAAACAGTCACTATAAATTCCTATGCGTAAGGTAGTGTTATTGGACCTGGTCTATCGTTTCTAAGTTTATCTTCGTCAGACAATGCATCCCATGCTGTTTGTGCCGCTTCAACTTCAGCGGTAACAATAGTTTGAGCTTCTGCGTGTGTTTTTGTAACACCGTTTTTTGCAGCTAACCATAGAGCGCCTTTTTCATTTTTACCAATAACCCAAACGTCTCCCGGATGACCTCTAAGATAAAAGTCTTGTCTATCCTGATGGGTAAAAAAACCTTTTCCAGTGTTTGTAGCGGTACCATACATAAATAGTTCCATAATTTTTACTCCTTTGTTATTCTTATACTATTAATTTGTTTCATTATCAACTTGTTGTTAGTGTTTTTGTTATGTCTGCAACGGTAAGTTCTTGTGTTACATTTGTTGCAGAATTTCCTCCTGCTGCTATGGCTAATGAAGTTGTTCCACTTCCCATATGACCTGATGTAGCTATAGCCATTGCTGCTGCCACACTCCAAGAAGATCCATCATATGTTTCTGTTGCAGTTGTGGTAGTAGGAGTCTGACCACCAAACGCTATTCCTGCTGTTTGTGTGCCTCTCCCTGCCAAATTTCTTCTTGCGGTGTTCATAGCCCCACCTCCTGTCCAAGATGTTCCACCATATTCTTCAGTAGCAGCCGTTATTGCAGGAGCATTTCCACCAAATGCTAATCCTGCAGTTTGTGTTCCACCTGCAGCTAGGTTTGATCTAGCTGTACTCATAGTTCCACCGACTGTCCAAGAAGTTCCATCATATTCATTACTTATACCTGTTAGTGTTAAACCTGGTGTAGTATATCCACCACAACCCAAACCTGCTGTTTGTGTACCAGCTCCTTTAAAATGTGATCTACCTGTATTTAAATTATTTCCTTCTGTATAAGATGTTCCATTATATTCTTCTGAACTATCAATAGCTCCTGAACCTGGAACATATCCACCACAACCTAAGCCTGCTGTTTGTGTTCCTATTCCAGCTAACTTTTGTCTTGCTGTGTTTAAATTATTTCCTTCAGCCCATGATGATCCATTATATTCTTCTGAATTATCAACAACTCCAGTAATATATCCACCAAAAGCTAAAGCTGCCGTTTGTATTCCACACCCTGATAAATTATGTCTTCCTGTATTTAAATTTCCACCTGATGACCAGGCATTTACACTTACAGACGATTTAAAAGTTCCTGTTGTTGAATTATACCAAATCTGTCCTTCTGATACTGCGGCAGTAGGGTCAGACGCTAGTACCTGTACGTATTTTCCAAATATTTCTTTGTATGTTGTCATAATTTTTTAACTTGTTGTAAATGTTTTTGTTGCAGCGGCTGTTGTAAATTCTTCTGTTGCTGCTGTAACTGATCCTGTATTTCCTCCAAAAGCTAAAGCTGAAGATGATACACCTGATCCTCCTAAAGCTCCTCTCCCTGTAGCTAAACTAGTTGTAACTGACCAAGATGTTCCATCATATTCTTCGACTTCTGTTTTATTGGTACCACCTCCAAAAACTAAACCTGCTGTTGATATTCCACATCCTGCCATATAACCTCTACTAGGTGTTGACAGACTTCCACCACCTGTCCAACTTGATCCATTGTATTCTTCAGTAACTACTTGAGTATCTCCCCCACAGGCTAAACCTGATGTTTGTATTCCAAAACCAGTTAAAGATTTTCTTGCTGTTGCCATAGTTCCACCACCTGTCCAAGATGTTCCACCATATTCTTCGGTACCAGCTAATACACTTCCAACATCTGATCCACCAAAAGCAAGTGCGGCTGTTTGTGTTCCTGCCCCTGCTAGTGAATATCTTGCTGTTCCCATACTTCCACCAGCAGTCCAAGATGTTCCACCATATTCTTCTGATGTAGTAGAAAGATTACCAGGGGATCCTGTATCTACCATCCCAGCAAAAGCAAGTGCTGCTGTTTGTATTCCTGCTCCCCCTAATTTATATTTTGCTGTACCTAAAGCTCCACCAGCTGTCCAAGATGTTCCACCATATTCTTCGGTAGTAGTTACTCCCTCATCTGCAGCTCCAGTACCACCACCAAAAGCAAGTGATGCTGTTTGTGTTCCTGCGACGGCTGACGCTAATTGTTTTCTAGCTGTTCCCATACTTCCACCACTAGCCCATGCACCTAAATTTATTACACCTTTTAATGTTTGAGAAGTTGAGTTATACCATATATCACCAACTGTTGCTGGAGATGGATCGGATGAAAGCGACTTTATTAATTGTCCCCTAATTTCTTTAAATGTACTCATTTAACCCCTAGTTATTTTTTAGAAGCCAACCTTGAGTTCCGTCTGTGAAAGCTAACGTAAAGCCGGCTCTTTCTGTTGCTACTGTTAAATCTGCTGCTGCGCCTTGTATCTTTTGAGAATTTCTTCCAATCGTTAAATTATTTGTATCAAAGGTTCCTGCATAATCAATTACAGATACTTCATCACCAATTGTAGGGGACGAGGGTAGAGTTAAAGTCCATGCACCACTTGTTGTGTTTGCAAAAACTCCTTCACCCGCTACTGCTGTGTAAGTTCCAGTTTTAACTGCTTGCCAATCTGTGCCACCAGAGTTGTCTACAAAAGATAAAACCCCAGAACCATTACTTGTCATAATTTGATTAGCTGATCCGGTTACTGTTGGGAAAGTAAGTAAATCTAGTTTCACGGCTCCCGAACCTTTTGGAGTTAAAGTAATACCTACATTAGTTTCACCTGTTGCAGATATAATAGGACTATTCCCTGAAGCGGCATTCGCTAAAGTTAATTCATTGACCGCTGAACCGGTAGCTGTTAAATTAAGTAATTCAGCTCCATTAGTATCTAAAATATTAGTACCAATTTTAGGTGATGTTAAAGTTTTGTTTGTTAAAGTTTGAGTACCAGTTTCTGTTACTGTGCCTGCTGTAGATAAAGGTATTTCAATAACCCCAGTGTTAGTTGCAACACCATCAAGGTATACAGCTTTATATCCTTTGTCTGTTGCTGAAAAAACAACTGTTGCTCCTGAACCTGAACCTGCTGCTTTTAAAGTAACTGTATGAGCACCTGATGTGCTGTTTTTAATAAAATAAAATGTTTCTGTAAGAAGAGGGAATGTTACAGTTTTAGCACCTGTAATTGCTTGAGGTGATACTGCACCAAGAATAATAACTCTGTTTTGAGCAGCACCTGTTAATCCACCATCCTCTACGGTTAAAGCTGTAGTGTTAACTCCTGTGCCTGCTGTATTTAAAGTTTGTATTTTAAATCCACCTAATAATTGTTCTGCAAGGTTTAAATTAGCGTTAGTTTTTGTTCCCCAAGTACCAGCATTTTCGCCGGTTGCCATTAGCTCTACGCCAAGATTTGTAAAAGTTGATGCCATAATTTTGTTCTCCTAAGCTACGTGTGTTACATCTGTATACGATGTTTCACCTACAACGTCAACATCAGAATAATTAGTATTTCCGACAATATTAACATCTTCAAAACCTAGTACAATAATGTCTCCTACACTAGACACTGCTTCTTGTCCAGTTAATCCCATGATGTCAGCAGGAGTAATTGTACCTACAGAAGCTGTTACAGAAACTCCTGTTAAAGGAACTCCTATTTCAGGTATAATTGATCCTACAGAAGAACTAGCTCCTACACCATTTATATTAAATACTTGTGCATCACTTGTTGCAATTGTACCTACAGAAGCTGTTGCAGAAACTCCTGTTAAAGGAACTCCTATTCCTACGGTCATAGAACCTACTGCAGTTGTTGAAACTAAAGTTGCTAATCCTTGAACGTGATCAGCACCAGAATTTAAACTTAACTGACCTTCAGAAACTGTTGCTACTTGACCTGTTGGTGTAATTGTAGGAGATAAAACAAATGTGAATTCTCCAGTAGAAGTTGTTGCTGCTTGACCTGTTAGTCCAACTACGTCTGCAGGAGTTATCGCTCCTACGTTAGAAGTCATTGTACTAGGAGCAGTTAAATTAACTACTGCTGACTCAACAGTACCCCAACCGTTTTCACCCCAGTCAAGAGTACCCCAACCAGGTCTTAATTCTACTGTAATTGATCCTATTGATGTTGTTGCTTGTTGTCCTGAAAGAGTAACTGTAGGTGCGTCTCCATAACTTTGTGAACCCCAACCAAGTCTTCCCCAACCTTCTTTAATAGTGGTTGCTTCATTCCAACTTGCTTGTCCCCAGGATAATCGACCCCATCCTACTGACATAGGATACCTACGCTATACGAACTATTGCTGTTGAAGCTCCTGCTGCGGGAAATTGAATTGTAAAAGTTCCGCTAGATACAGTTTTGTCTCCACCGAATGCTACGACACAAACTGCTTTGTCTGCTTGTGTATCGTTATAAATTAAACATCCGTTTGCTGTAAAAGATGCAGAAGTAAAACTAATATCTGCAAAATCACAAACTGCTGTTGAACTATCTAATACAGGAGTAACACTAACAATTGTTTTTCCACCAGATGAATAAGCTGATCCTGATGCATTAGATATTTCGTTTGTAGCACTGTAAGCTGTAGTGCCTGCACCTAAAGATGCTGAACTTGTATACATAGCTAATTTAAAAGCGTTTCCAGATGATGCAGTAAAATTGTGAGTACCAACTAAAATTTCTTGTTTAAAGCTATTACAAACTGCTGATGATATTGTCATAAAATTTTTCTCCTAATTTAGGGTGAAGGTGATTTGACTTGTATTCTGACAGTTCCATCAGTGTAATCGTCTCTTCTTCTTCTCCCAATTTGCATTCCTGCAAACTGTTGTATTGATGTTTTATACTTATTCTCGTAGAGTGTCAACATCTCCATTGGCCCTTTTAAGAATCCAAATGCTTCTACTAAACAAGCATATAACAATCCTTGTGGAAAGTAATTACTTATGTATGTGTGAGAATTACCATCATCACCAGAACCAAGTCCTATCGGCATTTTGTTATAATATATTCTAAATTTGTAAGCTGCATCCGGTGTAGGTGCTATATATAACCCTC